TGATCAATATTTTTGATCTTATCATAAACACAGTCTATTTTACTTGGATCATTGTCTCTGACATCTCTAAACCACCTGTTAAATATATTCCTTCTTTCAATGTTTGTTAATTGATCTATCATGTGTAATTTTTTTTAATTAGTACAAAATTTTCAGAACCCCTATTGTCTATTATTGGGTTGAAAGACTTCCACCTTGAATTAATACTGATATTGACACATTGCTTACATATTCCTCGCCATCCAGTTTTATTTCTTGGCTCTTTACTAAAGAATTTTAAATTACTAGGCTTTACTAATTTACACTTAGAGCATTCATGCTCCGTTGATTCTTCTGTACTCATATATTTAATTTAAGATGTTATTAAATTGTTCTTCAAATTGCTCTAAATCATCATTTGATCCGTCTTGAGAGGCTTTTGACACATATTGAGCAACTAAGTCGTTTAGGCTAACAATTAAAGATATAAGAGATTTGTCTGCATTTCTAATCTTTCTACGAAGTTTAGCTAATTGCTTTGCGTGATTTTTCTCTAATATCTTTAGCCTTTTTTTAAAATAATCAGGATCACTAGTATTTTCTACACATTCAATCGGTATAGCATATACTAGTTTCTCTTCTGACTTGTCCTCTGGAATTTCAACATATACAGTGCTCGCTTCTCCATCTATCATTACAATCGTAGTTATCTTCTCTGCTAATAATGCAGCAATAGATCTTCTTTGATTCATGTTTTTGTAAAACTTTCTCGCCTTAAATAAATCTCTTATTTCACCGTATCTTTTAAGTAGTATTTCATCTCCTATTTTCATTAAAGCATTTTTAATATTAAAAAAACAGTTTCTTCAGTATTCTTATTTATAGAATACCTTACGTTTTTACCTTCTCTTCTATATTTAACTAATTTTAAATCTCTCATTTTTGCAAGAAACTGAGAACATACTGTTTGTTCAATTCTAAGATTGCAATACAGCTCTGTAACTGTTTGAGGAGTTTGTGACAGCCTTAAGTACATAGATCTTATAGTAGGATGAGATAAAGCTTTGCCTATCATCTCCATTCTTTTAATCTTTCTTCTTTTTAAAAATACATCGTCTACTGTGTTATATTGTATCATTTATTTTTTTTTAATTCACTTAAATAATTTCCAGTAGCAATCATACTCTCTTTTCTACTGATCTTTGCATCTAATATAGCCTCTTTATAGGCATCTAATCTTCTTTTGTATTCTACAATCCACTCTGGATCTCTTAATACTTTTTTAATAATAATCCTATCTAATGTTCCAAACTCATCATACTCATCTCCTACCATGTAGTCATTCTCGTTAAGAGTAAATACTAAATATGCCACAGGCTTGTCGAATAATACCATGTAAGACTGCATTTGGTGGTAGTATTCTTTTTGTGCTGCATCTAAATTTGGATCACCAGTTGTCCTTTCAGTTAACTCAAATGATCTTTGCTTATCAAATGTAAATGCATCATAAGGATTTTTGATATCTATAATAGCATCAATTTCATCGCACACTATGTCTGGAGTTCCCCTTAGTAATAAATCATAGTCAGTCTTAGTATCTTCACACTTCTTAAAGTTTCTTCCTGTAACAGAATTTAACTGAGTAATACTAAATGGCTCGTTTGCTATTCCATGATTTGTGAACTTATTATTAGTGTTTTTTTCTATTCTGTATGACTGAGCAGTAAGAGACTCTTCTATGGAACTGATTACTGTCTTTCCTAACTTAGGATCTTTTGCCCTATCTAAAAGATCCTGTAATTCAGATTTCATCTTAGATGTCAATGGTTTATATGGTTTACCGTTTTCATCAGAAGCAGCAATGGATTCCCCATATTTACGTTCAAGCAAAACATCTAATTTTTTTTCTTGAACATTACTTAATCCAAACTTGCCGCTCATAAATTTACTTGAAGATGAGGCGTGTACAAAAACATCCATTTCAGAGATATCTTCAGTATAAGATCCATCTTTTATTTCAGATGACTTAGGTTCCTTTGCTTCTAGTTCAATAAAAACATCATCCATTCCACCATCAAAACCAAGACCATCAATATTGTCCATCCAACTTAATTCTTTATTATTGTCCATATACTTCGTCTTTAGAGTTATTTAATTCGCTTCCAAAAATTCTACCAATTTTCTTAATTGCATTAGAAAAAGCAAATCCCATTGCCGCTGGTGTAACCTTGTGCAGACCTGTTGCATTTATTCTTTCAAAGTCAATAGCACTTCTTGCGCCTCCAATTTGTTCTTTTGTTACCTTATCATATAAGGGCTTCTCAAGCTGTATTGGTGCAGCACCTACTCCACAATAAGACATCCACCCAAAGAAAGGATGCAATACCTTCACCTCTACGCTAACTACTATACTATTGCCAAGTATCTTAGGCTCTCCTTGTTGAATTACTTGATGCGCTGGGAATAATTCTCTTAATAAAGATTCCCCAACTCTAATTGGAACGTACTTAATCTTCTGACCAAACGACTTTTCTTTTATCCACTCTGGCTTTGGAGGGTGAGCTATAAGTGATTTAAGTTCTTCATTTGTATTGTATTTAGCAATCATTTCAACGCTGCCATCTTCGTTTGTTATTTTCCTCTGAGGAAACAACTCATAAGGCACTACTTGCCCTCTATATTCTTTTAATTCCATATTACTTTACGTTTTTTAATAGTTCAAGATTATGTGTTACAATTGACTCAAGTTCTTCCACCTTAGTACAAAATTCTTTTACACCAAGATCTACCATAAGTAGATATACTTGATTTTTGTGTATAAGACCATCAGATATACTGTCGTATGCAACCTTGTATCTGTCACAAAAACTTAAAAGACCTTTTGGCATTAGGATTGTCATTCTTTTAGACTCGCCTTCTTTAAAATTACTCATTCTTAATTCACTCATGATATATAATTGTTTAGTTAAATAATAGAACTCAAATATACGAATTAATTATTCTTTATTGCAAGTTTTTATTAAATACTTATAAAATAAAATAAAAAAACCACCTACTGAATTAACAGTAAGTGGTAAAAATGGAAATTAAAACATCAATTTATTTTGTAGGATCGTAGTCTTCAGGCACTATTTCTTCTAGCTGCTCTATTGCCAATTTTAAGTTTGGTATTGCTACTTCCAATATCTCATTCTGTGCATCTCTCATTTTTGGAATCCTTTTTTCTAAGTCATTCCAACTTTCCTGCTGTTTGTCTAGTGCATTCTTAAAATCATTCAAGTGAGAATGTGCCGTTCTTAATGCTACATCTTTATTCTTTCCCTCCCACCTGGTTTCAGTTGTTGCTCCATCCTCTTTCCTGTACGAACTAATTATTAAGTCGTAAGTTTCGTCTTTGTTTTCTTTAAAAGATACTGATATCATTGTTTTTTAATTTCGTTATTAAAGAACAAATATACAAAAAGTATTGCAATAAAGCTATAATTAAGCCTACTACAATACTTTTTGTAAATATTTTAAGACTCCTCTACTTCGTGTCTTTCTGGATTCTTTGTAAATCCATAAATAGCAAGTGCAAAACCCACTAAAGTTTCTACTGCTGCCCAGATACTATCCAAGTTTTGATTAGCAAAATCAAAAATGTCTACAAAGTTGTCTAATCCAAACAAAGTTAGTACTGTACCAACTGCTGTAAGAATGTGTCTAATTGCTGATCTTGTCATGTGTTTGTTTATTTAAAAATTATAAAAAATTATTTATTTGCTTTTGCCACCTTTTTTTCGTCTCTTCTTTTTATTCTTCTTTCTATTTTACGTTTTCCTGCTTTAGCTTCCTTTAATTGCTGCGACAACATTTCAACTTCTTGATTATACATTTCCAAATCTTCTTCAAGTTGATTGTTCTTAGAATTGTAAATTAAATCCAAGCTATCTTTTATCTCTTCAGCTTTTTCTTTTATCATGCCATCATAGACAATCACAATAGAATAAGCATCAGAAGTTTCTGTAAACTTAACTTCATATAGCGAGTCTTTTTGTATTATTTTAGTATCCCATTGCGCTGCCAAATTTGAACTATACAGACCTAAGATTATTGCAAGTAATTTAATTTTATTCATTTGTTTGTTTATTTAATTGTTACTTAATACTATCCAATAGTCACCACCTTCGTAGTATACTAACCTTATTGTATCGTCATCTAATACGTCTACTGTTAATGATAACGTGCCTTCTATGTCTCCTGTTAATTGTCTTGTACCTCCCGACCTATTAATAAGAGTTAATACATCTCCATCGTGTTGCTGAGACGTAGTCCATCCTGAAGGTGGGAAAGTAAATGCACCAAAAGACCCATATGCAGTACCTGCCAAAAGCACCTGACGTTCATCGCTCCATAAACCTAATGTTGTAGTTATCCTTCCTACGTTATCCGCTTGACCCCATACTGCATCCCCATTACCATCACTAGAGTACAGTATCCTGCCCTCATCCTCGTCTCCTACTCTTATCCTTATTCCTTCATTTTCTATGGCATAAAAGCCATCGGCAGTAGTAGAATTTACATTTGCATTTATTGCTACATATTTATCTCCATTAATTAGACCGTCATCGCTTACAATTAATCCAGCATTGGTTACAGTTCCAGCAGCTATACTTAATTTTCCATCAACATCTATTAATCTATTTACTCCATCTAATATGTTTTGATTAGAATTACTTATAGATAAACTATCAGTTTCAACAATCTGTCCAGTATCGTCAAATGCTGCACCTTTTGTAGCAATACCGCCAATACGATCTGTTACTGTTAGGCTTCCGTTAACTTTCAATACCGCATTATCAAACTCTCCATATATTAGAGGATTATCTTGAATCATCCCAATGGCTAACCTGAAAGCCGCTGCACCTTCTGACCCTATAGAGTAACCCTGTCTAAATCCTAGCAATATAGTATTGTTCAGTGCCACTGTAGGAAGTTTACCATTCTCGAATCCTATCATAGTAGAGTGACTAAGTGTTCCTGTAGTTGTGTATCCATTCCTAGATCCTATCAGTGTCGTAGAAGTAATAGCTCCTGCTGAGTTATAAGCATTTTCTAATCCTGCTATAAATGAGAAGTCTAAATTGGCTGCTCCTAAGAATACATTTCTATAACCTGCTAAAAATGAGTAATCAGAGTCGAATGCAGCCTTTGCGTTCTCTCTGCCTACCATAAAATTGTAGTTGGTTGCTGCTGCACTAGAGTGCAAGTTCTGAAGACCATTATAAAATGAATAACCTGCTTGACTTGCAGACTCTGCGTTCTCTCTTCCGTTAAAGAAAGAGTATGACATACCCTGCGCCTCTCTAGCATTTAGATATCCATTCATAAAATTATAACTACATCCTGTTAAGTTATTTTCATTATTATATGCTCCTGCTGAAAATGTATAATTTATACCACTAGAATATCTAGCATTATTAAGACCAAATAATGTAGACCTATTTATACTCGTTGCAGTTTCTCCGTTACGCTCTCCTGATACGAAATTTTGTAAGCCACTAGTCATATCACTAAAGTTAGTGCTTCCGAAAACTACGTTATTCCATCCGCTATCTTTTGGATATTCTCCTGAGTAAGTTCCATTTACTGATAAAGAATTTTCAACTTCTACTCCTCCTGTTCTATTGAATGCCATAAGGTCGAACGGTAAAGGAGCACCTACAGATCCATTGTTAGCCTCAAGATATAACTTGTTACCTACACCATCTAGTCTGAATCTAAATCCATAGGCATATGATGCGCTACTATTTTCTACGAAGTTAATCTCAGCCGCTTGTGATACGTTACCACCTCTACCTATAAACATACTAGCTCCATCTGTACCATTAGAATTAGTAATTATTTGCTGACCATCTAAATGTATCTTAGCCTGTGGATTTGTATTATTTATACCTATATTTCCATCTGAATCTATACGCATCTTTTCAGATGTGCCTGAGTCAAATATTAGCTCACCTGCATCCGTATAAATACTTCCGCTAGTTGCTCCGCTTTCTCTTAGTCTTATTCTTGGATTATCTGTAGTATCTGTATCATTAATAACTATTTCAGCACCATCTCCTGACACTACTAATAGTTTATCAGGATTTGCAATTCCAATCCCCACTTTTCCATCAGATTTTATTCTCATTCGCTCTGCATTGGTAGTTGAGAAAACAATAGGCGCAGCCTCTCTTGTCTTTATGTTTAAATTACCTGTACCTCTATGGTGAATATCGCTACTTGTATTTGCTCCTGTGTTATTTCTAACAATTCTAAGTCCATAATCAGTATAAGTATTATCTCCGATTAGGTCTATCCAAGAATAATTGTCAGAAGTCCTATTTACTCCAATTTCTATCTTAGTAGATGCATTATTAGAGCCTTTCACTTGTATCTGATTCTCTGCCGTTAATTCTCCCTTAATTTCAGCATCTCCATTAATCTCAGTATCCCCATTTGACTTTATCTTAACCAACTCAGTGTTATTGTACCCAAATGTTATCATATCATCATAACTTCCAAATGGTGATCCAAATTGCATATACCCCATTAAACTATTATCTACCTTCCTTTGTATTCTATGTTTTGCAGTTTCCCAATTTGAACCCGCTACATCTCTACGTGTTGTAAAGTTTAAGAAATCAGCATTGGAAGTTTCAGACTTAAGTGAAAACATATCATTCGTATCTCCTGCATTAGAGCCTAAATTAGTCTCTTCGTATACTTGTAGTTTATGGTTAGGATTAGTAATTCCAATTCCCACCTTTCCGTCAGACTTAATCCTCATAACTTCCGATCCAGCAGCTCCAAGTCTAATACTAGGAGTTGTACCTGTACCCTTCTGATATTCTACATAGGCTCTTTCCGTTCCTGAATCTCTGAACGATAAACGACCTCCCGCTGATGCTCCTCCATTTAGATTGTCCAAAACTATGGCAGGTGCAGTTCCGCCATAATTATCCTCAAATATTGCCAAGTCTACAGAAGGTGCTAATACGTGAAGACCTGCACTCGGTGAATTTGTCCCAATACCCACTTTTCCATCCATATAAACCGCATCGTCTGTATCTGTACCATCTACAAACTTACCGCCTGATCCTCCTGATGAAACTATATTTCTGTAGTAAGAGTCTATACACTGCTTATCACTATCAGTTATACCGCTAATTAAATGAGATATCAAAGATTCATTTTCTTGAAGTAAAGCACAAAATCCTCTGTGCAATGTATTATTGCCTCCTTTATAAAGTTTAATCGTAACTTGATTAGCAAATAACGATACAAACTCTGTAACTTCATACCTTTGACAATTTTTCCATAATACTATATTCATTGTATCAGACAAATCCAATCCAGTAAAATTATTGCTAAAATCATTAATTAATAATAAAGCAGTAATAGTATCATTGGATTCTGTAGGCGAACCAATGATTTCACCTTGAAAACCTGCTAATGGTATTATTGTCTGAGAGAAAGAATATAAATTACTTGTCAGTAATATTGTTATTGTTAATAATATTTTATTCATATTTTATTTTTAAATATTTCTAAAATTTAATTATTTTCAGACTCCTCTATTTCTTCTATACTACCATCAGATAATTGAATATTAATTTTACCATATTTATCTTCAAGAACCTTTTTATTATCTTCAATTTCTTCATTAAGTTTTGCAAATAAATGGCTTAATGTGTGTATCTGTGTTTGCAATAAACCAATATCATGTAAAATTGCTATTTTATTTTTATCTTGTTCTTTAAGCAATGTTAATTCATCTTTTGTTATTTTGGACATTTTATGTATATTTTGTTAATTATTAAATATATTAAGATTTTAATGTTTCTATTTCTGCTTTTAATTCTTGTATTGCTTTTACTAATATAGGAACTAATTTACCATAACTCATTTCTAGTTTATCTGGATTTGAATTGTATACAAGTCTTAAAGTATCGTCATCTAATTCTTGAACCTCTTGAGCTACAAATCCAAAATCTTTTTTGCCCTTATTACTGGAATGAAATTCTATTTCTTCATAAACTGGTTCATCATTTTCATTATATACATCATTACCATTTTCGTCTTTAACTTGTTGTCTTTTTATTTCTAAGCGATTGTCCCAAACAAATTCTCTTGGTTTTAAACTGTTAATAAAATCTAAACCATAAGTTAAGTCTTTAATATTTGATTTGTCTCTTTCATCTGATAATGATGTAATAGATGTGACTGCACACCTTAAAGTACTTATACTTGAATTTCCTAATGTAAATTCATTTGACACAGTTGCTGAACTTGCCGCTGAATCATTTCCTATTAATGTATTGTTAGATCCAGATGTTAGATTATTTGTACCAGTATTTCCGCTATTAGTTCCAATTAAGGTATTGCCGCTCCCAGTTACATTATAACCAGAATAGAAACCTAAAGCAACATTATCTGTGAATGTACTTCCACTATATAATGACCTATAACCAATTGCAGTATTCAATGATCCAGTTGTTTGCCACCACAAGGCTTTACCACCGAATGCAGTATGATTATTATTTTGTGATGTAAGATAACACGCTTGATGACCTACTACTGTAGATTCTGATCCATGATATCCTCCTATATTATATAATGTTTTTGTTCCAATAGATATACTGCTCGCCATCCCAAGACTTTGTTGTGCCGCTTGCGATCCAATAATTACAGATTCATAATTTGAACGAGAACTCGATCCAGCTTTCCATCCGATCATAACTGAATAAGATAAAGTTGTTGCACTTTCTCCAGCCTTTATTCCCAAGAATACATTTTTGTTACCACTCGTTAATGAATTACCCGCATCATTACCTATGATTAAATTGTCTGCTGGATTGCCGCTTAATGTAGTTGGTATATTAACAAAATAAGAAGATGTGCCGTCTATCAATACATCGCTCAATCCATTTAGACTTGTTACACCGCTAGATGTTAATACTTCCCAAGCCGCATCCTTTCTTATATATTTGCTGCCGTTACTAGGTGCATCTATAAAAGAAACTTTGGCAGTATTTGCATTTATAATAGGATCATATACCGATGCTACCATATCCCCACTACCATCTCCACTTGCACCAGTTGCACCGTCTGCACCGTCTGCACCGTCTGCACCATCTGCTCCAGTTGCTCCAGTTGCACCAGTTGCACCAGTTGCACCAACTCCACCAGCTAATTCAACAATACTAATAGATGTTCCTATTTTAGCAACTACGGCAGAATTTATATTAACATCTATGTAATCATTGAGTGCAATATCTAAAACCATAAAAGCCGATCTTTCAACTGGATCAACGGCAGAGTGAATATAAAAATCCATTGTATGGACAGTAGTAGTACTATTTTTTACTACAGTAACTGTTTTGGTGCCACTACCTTCTAGTATCAGTGCCAGGTCAATTTTATATTTTCCAGCCTTACTAAATGTAAACCGCCCATTTGATGAACTAAATGAAATGTCTACTGGCGTGATATGTTCCGATAAAGTTCCAGTAATAAATAAATTGGTATTACTTGTACCATTTGCCGTTAAGTGGTACGATCCATAAGATAGAGCAGAGCCTCCACCACCTCCACTAGCAGCATCTATCCAATCTGTACCAGTTGCGGTAGAAGATAATACTTGACCGCTTGTTCCTGGAGAATTATTTGAATCATAATAAGCACCTGTGACCCTAGCGTTTCCATTTACGTCTAGTGCTTGTGAAGGACTTGTAGTCCCTATCCCTACATTACCAGCTGCGGTAATACGCATCTTTTCTGTATTAGTAGTCTCAAAGGTAATAGGAGCAGCTTCTGAATTTTTTAATTTAAAATTACCTGTTCCTCTGTGGTTAATTGTACTAGATGTGTTAGCTCCAGTATTAGCTCTAATAATCCTAAGTCCATAATCTGAATAAGTAGCATCTCCTACTAAATCTATATAAGCATAACCATTTCCTGTTCTGCCTGATCCTAATTCTAGTATAGATGATTGTGTAGTAGCAGCTCTTGCAGTAATATTATTACCTGTCAATAAGTTATTTGATATTTCTACATTTCCAACTACTTCTAGTTTTTCTGATGGGCTTGTAGTTCCTATTCCGACTTTACCATCCCCATTAATACGCATTCGTTCAGTATTACCCTCACCAAACGTAATCAGATCATCATTCATAGATCCAAACTGCATATAACCCATTAAGGTAGTATCTACCTTTCTCTGTATTCTTTGTGCTGCATGAGTCCAATCTGTTCCTGTGGTTAATCTCTCAGATGTAAATTGTAAGGTATCAGTGTTACCCATTGTAGTTTTTAAACTAAGCAAAGCTACCTCATTTCCTGCGGTACCTCCTAATGCTCCACCATCTACATATAATTTAGCTATGGGATTTGTAGTCCCTATACCTACATTACCAGTTGATGAGATCCGTACTTTTTCCGCTCCTGCTGTATATAAACGCATAGCATCAGTACTATGTGAATATATAATTTGACCTGAAGTAGAGGATGCGGAATCTCCAAAAAGAATATAGCTATTAGCAGTAGTTCCTCCAATTTGTATTCTAACTAAAGCATCATCTGAAGTTCCTGTGCCTGAAGAACGTACTCTAATAGAAGGATCAGTAACAGCTTGTACATCAAGAAGATGACCAGGATTTGTAGTTCCTATACCTAAATAACCTGATGAATCAATACGCATCTTTTCAGATGTGCCTGAGTCAAATATTAGTTCACTTGCATCTGTATAAATACTTGCGCTAGTTCCTCCACTTTCTCTAAATCTTAGTCTTGGATTATCTGTTGAGTCTGTATCATCAATAATTACTTGCGCTCCAACTCCTTTTACTGATAACGTTCCATCTGGATCGTCATCTCCAATACCTACGTTACCTGTAGTGTATACTGCATCGTTAGTGTCTGTACCATCTACGAACTTACCTCCTCCTCCACTAGCAGCATCTATCCAATCTGTACCAGTTGCGGTAGAAGATAATACTTGACCGCTTGTTCCTGGTGAATTGCTTGAGTCATAGTAACCACCTGTTATTCTAGCGTTACCTTGTACGTCTAATTTATGTATAGGGCTTGTAGTTCCTATACCTAACTTTTCATCCTTCCAAGTAGATCTTTGGTTAAATTCTCGTTGTGTATACCCAGTGTCTATAGTTAATTGATCACTAGCTGTAACTGTATTGATTGAAACGTTGGCTTTGTCAGCAGAACTCCTGGAGTTGATCATTAAATCTGCCGTTACCGATCCATATATAGTTATCCCCGCTAGTACTTCAAAGGCAAATATAAAACCTGCGGTAGTTGTTTCCTTTGTCCAGAGTACAGGCTTAATAAACCTATTCCCATTATTGTCCTCTTTGTAATATATTTCCCATGCTAAATCTGGCAAAGTCCCAGATCTAAGAACAACGTCAACGTCTATTACTTGAACCTGCTGTGCACTCTGAGCATAAAGTTTTCCAACAATTTGATAGTTCTGAGAAGCACCACTTGGAATAATAGTAACAACTTTTTGGTAATCTCCACCTACAAAGTAAGAGCCTACTAAGTTCCCACTATATGCTTGATTGGCACTAATAAAATTAGACCTACTGTACTCTTGTCTTGTACCATTAAATAAAGTGCCACTATATTGAATGTCTCCAGTTACATCTAATTCGTAATCAGGACTTGTAGTACCTATTCCTACATTTCCTGTAGTGTATACTGCATCTGTAGTAGTTGTTCCATCTACAAATTTATTATTTGGAATAGCATCTACTAAGTCTTTTAAAACTTTGCCTTGTGCTGCTGTTAATCCTTCTGTTGTAGATGTACTTGTTAAAGTATTGTTTAATGTAATTGCATCTAAAAATGCAGACATATCAATAGTAAATGTACTTGCATCGTCTCTTGTAAACGTAGCTACACCTGTTGAGCCATTTAATGAACCACTAGTTAGTCTAGCTAGGTTTGTATCATCTAGATACAAAGATAAATCTATATCAGTATCAGTACCATTTTCATCTGTATATGTAAGTATGTTTGATGCAACAGCAATACTAGTTACAGTTTCTGCTATGTTTACTTGCGCCCCAGATTGTATGCCATTTAGTTTTGATTTATCTGATGCAGTCATTACACCTGCTAAAGATGTAGTTGCTCCTGCTATAGAATCATTTGATCCGTCACTAGATTGAACTTCTACAGTTGAAGCAGATTCAGCAATTGTAATGTTAGTAGATACATTGGATACTTTTGCATTGTTAGCGGTAATATCGCTAGCTTGCTGAGTAGTGATTCCAACCTTTGCAGTATTAGCAACTACATCAGTATTAGCTGATACCCTAGCTTCTGTGTAATATAAATTAGTAGTACCTTCTGATAAATCATCTGTATCAGTTGGTGTATTTAATATGTCTGTATAAGTTAATTGCCTTCTGTCTGGAGCAGTAGTATTACCAATAAATACATGAAGTAAATCTAAGTTTGGAATATCATTTGCACGACCAGCACCTTGAATAATTATTGTTCCATTGTTATCGCTTCTAACTACTCTACCAATATTTTGAACAAACTGCGTTTCTGCACTTGGTCTAACATTAGTTAGTTGTCCTGCCGTATTACTAAGATACAATGTATCGTTTTCTGAATACGCACTTGTGTTAAAACTGCCAATTTCACCACCAACAATCATTACACCATTTGAGTTATGATTAATGCTAGAGGTTGTTACACCCATTGCAGGGTTTGTTCCAGTATTAACTGCTAATGCTATTAAGTCATTGTTTCCACTAACTCCACTAATGTATACTGCGCTATTAGCTGGAATAGTTGAACCAGTTGTATTACGTACTTCAATTTCTATATGACTTGCTGCTATTGGTGACCCAGTTGGATCTGTGTATGTGAAAACACCAGTTGAATTATTATAATTTAATGATGAAGAATCAGATGTTAAACTAATTGCATTGCGTGATGCACCGTCTGTATAACCAACTTTCGCAGTATTTAAATCCACTTCCGCTTGGATAGCCGTATCATCATAAAGTGACCCATCTATTCCATCTTCACCATCAGCTCCAGTTTCTCCTTGAATTCCTTGAATTCCTTGTATGCCTTGAATGCCTTGTGCTCCGTCAGCACCGTCAACTCCGTTTGCTCCATCAGCACCGTCAGCTCCAGCAGCACCTGTCTCACCTTGTATACCTTGTATGCCTTGTGCTCCGTCAGCACCGTCAGCTCCAGCAGCACCTGTCTCACCTTGTATACCTTGTATGCCTTGTGCTCCGT